ACTATTTATCCTTGGAAACAACGTCATCTGCTTTAAAGGTTCGCATTGATCCAGGTCACCTACGGTTCCTGCAGCAATGAAAACACCTGTTGTAATTTGACCCAATTGAAGAGCTGGAAACAAGTACTCTGTTGTTTTATCCATGGTAGGCGCAATACCTGCCTCTTCATAAAAGAATATTCGAATAGCACCACCGACACCGTTTGTGTCATTTTGTTCAAAACTTACACCTTGCAGTGTACCTTTTAAACCTTTTAAAGTTGTTCGTCCGTCAGATCCTGTATCTTCAATCTGTTGTTGCCACATTAAAACTTTTCCAGGATTCATTGGACGATACCATGCAGTCTTATCATCAAGGAAAGACTTGTACTCAGACAAAAATTTCCAAGATCCTTTCTCATTGATGTAGTCTTTAAGAGATGCACCAATCTTAAGAATAGGTGTTTCCTCAAACCATATCTGATTAATAAGTTTAGCCATATGATAATAACTGGAACCAAACTGACGTTTTTTAAGAACAGAACAGTGCATAAAATGTAACTCTGCCAACAGTTCATAAAGAGCCATATGATACTGACTATCCCATATATTAGGAAAATCAAATTTCTTTTTTACTTTATCATTAATAGGGAGAAAGTTAATCCACATGTAGTACTCACGCGGGAGATACCACATATCATTGGTTCCTTTGTAAAGCACACCGTTACGACATTTCTTCTTTTCAAAGTTCCAATAAGTAATAAAGTCTTTACTCCCTTCCGGATATGGACAATAGTAACCACCATTGTTTCCACCTGTTCTAGTATACTGTCTAGCTTGAGCATTAAACTCAAAAGCTGTCTGATCAAATTTGTATTGACCTGGTTCTTTGAATAATGGAATCAAAAAATCACGAAAATCTTCCATTGTAGCAAAGCTGGTAGTAGACCACTGACCAGCTTCCCATGTAGGGACTTCAAGATATGGAGGTTCGTTATTGGTCATATGCTAATTTTTTACCACCTCTTGCTCTATTCTTTCCTTCATTGATTTCATCCATTGCAATCTTTTCTAACTGTTTAAACTCCATCATGGTTTTACCAACAGATTTTACTTGGCTTTGTAAAGCTCCAATGTTTCCATCTCGACCAGTACTCACCACAGCTGTTCTTGCAAATTTACCTAATTTTTCCATTAAAATCTTGTTGTCCAGATAATATCTGTAGGTTGGTGTTATGTAAAGCTCTTCCATTTTTTTAAGAGCGTTCAGCATAACTTCATCCTCAAGAGTGTATTCTCCTGGAAAGTCATTTAGTAGGGCCTCTTCTTTGACATCTTCTTCCATATTGATATACGGACTATCTATGTCGTACAGATAGTGCAGGTAGTTAAAAGCAGGGATCGGATTCTCATAGGCTTCCGTAATTGCTTTTAGTTCAGGGATGACTAAACAGTTGTGGTTAATAACAACGTTTCCATCGTGTATATCAAACATTTTTATATGCATCTTCTTTTTCTTTAGTGGGTTCAGACATGTCAATCATTATCCAGCGAGCACTCATCAAACATTGACCTTCCTCGTCTTGTTCAATACAAACATCTCTATTAAAGGGTGTTTTCCAGAACTCCTGGTGTTGGTATTCATCATTACTCATTTATTATCTTTTAACCAGTTTATCATTGCTAGGACTTCATTCTTCAAGTAAGGCACCTCATAAGGAATCACTGTCTTTACGATGGGCTCTCCTTTTTCATTCAGTTTCAAGATCGGATTACCAAACTTATCTTCACCAATCTTCTCAAAGATCACATGATGGAGAAACATTTTACCAGGTTTGAGTGTAGGATTGTGTTTCAGTATTATGTACATGTACGTACTTAGTTGAAGAGAGTAGTGATTAAAGTTGCAATCATCTAAATGACCACATGGACCTGTCATCTTTTGAGAAATCCCCTCCCAGTTACGGAAAGATTCTTTCTTGATTTCTTTATTGGTCTTGTAGTCAATGATGTCTACTATATCCTTAATTACTTCAACTTTATCTGACTGACCACATACTCCTGCAGACTTTAAGAATACAAAGTGCTCGGGATATATACCTTCAGTAAGTCTTTGGATAGGTGCATGTTTTACACCATCATTATAAACAGGTTTGATAATAGGTAATGTTCTACCTAACTTCTGAATACTTTCTAGTTCCAGGAGATCAGACTCGCGTTGGTCATGATAAAAACTTCCAGCATTAACTGCACGGTCCGATTCATTACTCCAATGTTTCTGAATCTCTAATGGATCTAATCCATACCATTTAGACTTCTTATTTTTTGAAGACTTAATAGATTGGGCAACTGCATCAAACTTCTGTTTGAACATAGCAACAAAACTTGTTACACTGGTCCATTCAATCCTCTCGTTAGGATCAAGACTCTCGTACTTGTGATTTTCCGGTTTAAATATGACTGTCATGTTTATATATCTTGATCTGGATTATAGTTAATATCCTTATACAACTTATCTTCTTCTGCCTGATCTAAAACAGCTTCCCATTTAGGTCCATCAGGATGGGCACATTCAGAAGAAAGTGACCTTGTCTTGAATGCTAACTTACAGCCGCAAGCACCACAACATGGAGCTGTTCCTGGTACCATACACTTATCTCCTTGCTCATCGATCAAAGGACAGGTCATACAAATACTCATACGGTCAAATGCTATCTTCTCTATTTCGGCTTTTTTAAATAAAGCATTGCTAACACCTTCAAGAATCTGCTTGCGGTGATTCCATATCTCTCTTAGTTTGTTCATTTCTTTTGTCTTTTACTTGTTGTTTTTTTAATTCATCTTCTTCAATCATAACCTTTAGAGCATTCAGCTGTTCAAGCTTCTCCTCATAGTCTTTCAAGATTGCAAACTTTTGGAAGGTAATCGGAGTCTGTGCATCTACAATAGCTTTATACTTGTCACGCATCTTTTCTGTTTCAGCAATAACATCTGGAAGTTTCCAGGACTTAGCTCTAAATGTACCCAATCCTTCAATAACAATATTTGCTCCCTTACAGTTAGACAAAGATTTTCTGACCTCCTTCCAATAAAAAGATATTAATTCAGAGACTAATTTATGATCAGTCTCTGATATCATCTTTGTTATTTCACTAGGCTTCTTTGGGTTCAACGTAAACGATTTTATGATTTAACAGTATGTTACCAATAGTCTGGATCTTCAATTCAGGGTTAAGACTTATTCTCTTTCTACCTTTACCTGTTTTATAGATTAAACCATCTTTTTCTACCTTGATTAACAAGTTACGAATTGTTTGTGGAGATGCATCAGGTTTTCTACCTGCTGTATCCAGCATAGACTTAAGCTTCGTTTCAAGTCTTCTTTGTGCCATTAGTGTACAAAAGTCAGTAAGTTCAGACTCACCTAAGATACCTAATTGTGTTAAACAATCAAAATCCAGTTCACTCAAAGTTATACGATTTATATAACAATGAGTGAGTAACTGAAACTTGATTATATCAGGCAGATCCATTTGGACCTGCTTGTTTACTATATTTACTTTTGCCATGTTGTTGGTTTAACTGACATTTAAAACTTTAAGTCCGCTTCTAACAATAGTGTATACGTGAACTTTTTTACTTTAGGATAAATCTTTTCGCATATATCCATCATCTCTTCTTTTTTCTTCCAATCATTATGAACCTGACAGCCAGCTGACCAAGGACCTATTTGCTTGGTAATACCTGCTTTATTTGCTCCATGAACATTAGCTCCAACAGTTTTACCATCTACCCAAGTAGGAGTTCCACTGTTACCCGCTTTTCCATCTAAATCTCCATCACGTAAGCCAAATATCATACCTGTACTGCGTAAGCAACGGTGATCAGCCTTACCTTGATGTAGTCCTGGAGAATATGCATCAATCATCTGTGCGGGCATCATTACCCAACAGCCTTTTGGATTAAGTAATTTCTTCTGATAGGCTACGCCTGGCTCAGTTGTAATGATAGATGTATACAATGTCTCAATGCCGTTTTTCTTGTACACAATGCACAACGGATCATTAAATACATCTGGTATGTTTAAAGAACTGCGGATACCGATAATGTTTGGTTTATCCTCATACCATACATAGCCTTTCTTGGCTAGTGTTCTGCGGAGTGTTGCAATGTCTAGATTCATCTTATTCTGCTTTAAGTTTACGTTCTTGTCTTTCAGGAGAAGGTGTTATCGGAGCTTCTTTTGGAGGTCCTGCTTTTAATTGAGCTTGACGAATTACCATAGTTAAAGCCTTAACACGTGCTTCTTCAATGTCTGCTACGAGTCTTTCATAGTCAAGCTGAGCTTCTAATAAAGGAGTCTCATTCTTATAATACTGCAACATATTATTGCGGTATTCAGTTAACTGCTCTGGTGTAGGTGCAGCTACTTGTTCGTTGTTGGCTGTTTCTTCTGACATGATTTTTAAGATTAGTTATATACAAATGTAACACAATAAGTTTAAACTTTCCAAATTTATTTCAAATATTGTAAAAAAAAAGGCCCTGATTGCTCAGAGCCTAGTAGGAATTTATAAAGGGTTTAGTAAGCATTATAGCCTGTGAATGGACTCATCCACTCTCTATCCCCTGTATAGCGATAATAGAATAAAGGTGTTCCACCTGGGTTATTATAAACTGGTGCTAAAAAAGGAGTTTGTACATCTAATGCTGCATCAGCTGGAACTTTTAACGTATTCCATTTATCAGCATACGTAGCACCTTGAGCAAAAGTTCCAAGAGGAGCAGCATTTGCTGCAGTTAAAGCTAAAGTTGGAGTAGCTCCTCCAGACCACATACCAGCATTTGCAAATAATGTTTGTAATTCAGTTGGTGTATATAAACCTGTAGGAACATTGTCTTGTACACCAATAATATTTATAACTTTGCTAATAGCGATTTGTAATTCATCCCACTCATTCTCAGAGAAAGCTATGATAGATCCCAATGTAAGGTGATGCATATTCTGATTAATTGTAAATACATCTTTTTGAGGTTCACCATCTACTAAACGGTGATTCCAAGAAGCATCTCCTGTAGCTACTCTAAGTGATTTAGCATAAATACTAGCTAAGAAGTTTATAGCATCAATAAATGGATTGGCCCATTTAGAACTTTTTTTAGCAGGCATTCTGAAAGTGGCTTGAGTATACAATTTAGTGCCTTTCAAGTTATTTGAAAGCGTAATTGCGGATGGTATTAATTTGTCTTGTGCTGCCATTATATTTCTTTTTTAGCTTTTAAATATCCTGTTAACTGGGCAAGGGAAGTACTCATATCTCTCTGCATAGTTTCTACATTGTCTAGCTTTAACCAAAGCTTTTCATGAGCATCTTGTTGTTCTTTTTTTAGCTCACTAATTCTAGTGTAGATCTGAGATTCTTTTTTCTCAACCTCATCTTTGTTTTTTTGCATTGCGTCCATGATATATTGAATATTGGCTTTTTTAGAGTTCTTACCGTGTATAAACTTTTCATTTGTAGAAGCCTTAAAGTCTTCAAGATCTTTTTTTATTGTGACCGCATCTTCAGTTGCTTTATCAGCATTTCTTTTAAGAGCGTAGAGAAAACCTAAGACGCTAATGACACCAACTATGATTGCTGTTACGTCCTTGATTCCAAAGGTTATTTCTGTTGCGTCCATACAGTAATATAGCAAAAAATAGTTAAAGTACCAAATTAATTTTCATCTGTTAGTGGCAAAGGATTTTCTTTAGGTACATACACTATTAAGTCTAGATCTTTAACCCACATATAGTTTGGGTTGACACAATATTCCATCTCCTCAATAGAGATAACCCAGTTATCTGTATTGTCCTGTATGGGATTAAAATAAGAGTCTGGAGCATACATTTGCCCTACTAATTCGTCTTTTTGTTCTACTGTTAGAAGTCCTACATATGTAGTCCATTCTGCTCTTGTTATGTCTGTTAGTTTCATAGTTTATACTTGTCTAACTAAAGTTGTTTGGAAGGTTTGATTTATTGATTTAAGCGTAGTTAATTCAGCAGAACTTAAAGCGTCAGAAGCATAAGCAAATGAAAATTGAGCATTGCTATATTGAAAAATCGTACCGTTTGAGTTTTGGGCTAATAAAGGCATTGCAAGACCCAAATAAGGAGTAGATTCATTATTTGTTTTTGATTGAAATAAACCTGCATTGTTTATACTTGTCAATAAATTATCGGATATTCTACTATTTGCACTAAAGCCTAATTCGTTAGCGACAGGATTAGTTAAAATGCCTGACGATGCGCCACCCCTATTGAAATGTCTTATATTTCCTGGTACTGGAAATATTCTAAAAAAATTGGATGCTGCGTCACCTGTACCAAAGTAGTTACCATAATTAGTAAGTGATACCCTATTATAAATTCCTATTGATGAAAAACCACTTGGAAAAATAGCACTTGGACTTATAAAAGTATTTGCCCAACCATTCGTGCCATTTCCTAAAATTCCATTACTTGAGTGAGTAATACCGCCCGAAAAAACCAACCTAAAAGCCGCATCTGTATCTTGTGCATTAACAAGGTTGAACTTATGAGTAGTTGCTGTACCACCAACTATTGGATATAATGCCTTCATCTTAGTCCATATACCTGCTGTTTTTAAATCAGTAACTAAAGTGTTAGTAGCTGTTTGTATAGTATTATCAGTTATTTGTGTACTGAATAAGAAAATATTAGTTTCATTGTTATAGGCTGCATTATAATAGAATAACTGAGCAGGATATACACTTCTACTTAATGCCACTTGATACTTTTCAGTAATTTGATAAAGTAATAAACATTCACTTTGAGTTAAACCATCACTACAATAAGCAAAAGCAATACGACCATCTGAATAGCTTACTATTGTTCCGTTTTGATTAGTAGCCCCTAAAGCAATGTCTGATGCAGTAGCATAAGTCGGTACTGCAAGAACAGGTGTAGTAGGGGTTGAAAATACACGATTCCTATTCATAACAAAAAAATTGGAACTAACTATCCTTGAATTTACAAGAAACCCATTATCAGGTGATTGAAGCGAAGCTGTTGAAGATGTAGATGCTTTATTAGTACCCCTAACAAATCCACTCCCTAAAATAATATCCATATTAGTAGAGCCAATAGGTCTGCCAGAGATTGTCGATGCTTGATTAACATAAATACCAATAGAGGCATAACCACCACCAAAAACAGTATTAGGAATTAAGAACGTACTTGCATAGCCATTTGTTCCATTTGGCAAAGCACCATTTGTAGAATGTGTCCACCCTCCGTTGAATACTAATCTATAAGCGGCATTTGTGTCCAAAGGATTTTTAAGATTGAATTTGTGGCTTGTTGCAGTACCACCAACCATAGGGTAAATAGCTTTCATCTTAGTCCACATTCCTGCTGCTTTGCTATCTACTACCCATTGATTAATAGCATCTTTTTGAGTAGTAGTAAGAGTTACTCCTGCTCCAGATTGTGCATTAAAAAATAGTTGAGCATCTGGATCATATGTTGATCCAGTTACTGTAGCCTGAAGACCAGCACCCATTAGTAGTATAGTTCCCATAATTATGCAGCTTTATAACCAGAAGCAGATACATAAACATTTGCTCCTGTAGTTCCACAAATAGCTTGTAATTTTTTATTAGCCACAGGCATTTTAATAGGTACAACAAAAGATACTGAGAAACCACCACCTGCTGGTGCAGCATAACCTGCATATAATCCTGTACCATCTTCTGTTTGAATAGTAACTAATGTTCCTACTGTAGCATGAGAGTTAGTAACTAGTATTTGGGTTATGTAATTAAATAATCCAACACCTGGTGCTACAATTACATCTGTTGCTGTTAAATCTATAATAGCTGCAGTATATCCTGATACTCCTGTTCTTTCTACTTGGTTAACTGGTTGAGTAGCTTGCCAAAAGATTCCATCTACAGTAATAGAGTTACCGCCATCTTGGATATTAACGGCTGCTCCAGCAGCACCATTAAGAACTGTTACACCACTAGGAGCAGATACAGGGGTTAGGTCTCCAGCTAATGGAGCTGGTGTTATTTGAGTTTGAAGAGTATCATTAAACCATATTGTAGCTTCTAATAATCCTGTAGCAAGATCTATAATGTCATATCTTATAATAATATTACCTATACTATAACCAACACCATTATTAATAGCTTGATATGTACTAGTTCTAGATTCATGATCTACACCAGGTAAAGCTGTGATGCCATCATTAATAGCACCTAACAGTTGTAATGTTCTTAGTTGGTATGGGAAGTTGTTACCCTTGTTACCTTGATCTTTTAAATTTCCTATTGACATTGTATACGATTTTAATATGTTTATCTACTTACTTCTTCCCAGTCCATTGATGCATATACTAGTTCAGTATTAGTACTAGCTGCAATAACTAGTGTTATTTCATAAGGTGTATTTGTAAAGCTGTTTCTCTCTAGTTGAAAAGCAAATAATGCTTCTTTTAATATATCTAGACTTACTGAAGCTTGTGTGCTAGATGTAAGAAAACCAGAAGCAAGAGTTCTGCCACCGGTAAAACTTGTACCTGAAAGATTATAGTCGACAGATGAAGTAGCTCCCGCAGATGCCCATAAGCCTCCTGTAGTAGTACCACCTGCTATTACTTTCCAGTTATAAATTCCTGTTGCTACACCCATGATAGAGAGAGCTGTAAGAATAACTACAGCATCTAAATAACTTGAATTTAGTTTTATACTAATAACAGGATAATAAGTACCGGCTACTGCTAAATTTGCAGGAGCCATAATAGGAGTACCAACAGCTTGTTGTGCACCTCTTAGTTCA